ATTAAATGTATTAGATGCTTTAGCTATTGCAGAAGAAGAAGATGTATTAGCTCAAGCTACAAGTACACAAATAACAGGCACACTTTTAGGCAAAGACCCAGATACACAAATAACTACGTTAATAACAGGCAACTTTATAAGTTTGCGTAGAAATGTTAATGAATCAGTAAGATTAGATTTAGATGGAAGTAATGCTTACACAGTAATATTTATACAAGATGGTATATCAAATGTTGTAAAAATTAATGGAGGAAGTGATAGCACTATTACTATTACTCAAAGTAATTAATGAAAAAATTAATAATACCAATAGTTATAATATTATCATTACCTTTATTGTTTCAAAGCACACCAACAGAAATATTAAAACTAAAAGTATTTGATAGTTTTATATCTACACCAGAACCAAGCGGTAATTTTGTAATTTTAAATATTACTGAAGATGATGTAGAACGTGAAGGTGGTTATCCTTTGCCAAGAAAAAGATTAGCCGAAATAAATATAGACTTAATTAGTAAAGGTGCTATAGGTGTTGGATGGGTAATATCTTTTCCACAGGCTGATAGATTTGGTGGAGATATACAGTTTGGAAGGTCTTTAGGGTATGCACCATCTGTTATAGCTATGTTTGAAGATGGTAAAGGTAATTATCCAAAACCAACAGGAACAGTAGTGAAAGGTGAAGATAATGGTGGTATAGTAAGTTTGGGAGTTAAGGAAAACCTGAACACTCTTACAAATAATACATTGCAGGGTTTAGCCATTGCTCCCACCGAAGTAGACCAACTTGTAAGAAGAATACCTCTTTTAGTTAAAACACCAGATAATAATTGGATACCTAGTTTTGGTACTCAAATATATAAATCTATCTTTGATGTTAAAACATACATCATAAAAACTAATGATAATGGTATAGAAGAAATATCAATTAGAGGAATACCGCCTGTTAAAACAGACAGTTTAGGTCGTAAATGGATTAGTTGGGTAGATACACCACAAACTAATTTACAAGAAATGGATGTAAATGGTAAGTTTGTAATAGTGGGTGTAACAGCTAATGGTGTAATGCCACAGATAGCAACACCAATTGGTTTATTAGAACCACATAAAATACAAGCTGCATTAGCAGAATCAATATTAATACAAGATAGCCCTTATATTCCTGATTGGCATTTAGCTGTTGAATTATTAATTCTAGTGATATTAGTAATTGCAGTTTGGTTATGTATAAATATTTTTGGAATGACGGCAGGAATAACATTAACTGGTCTATTATTCTTTACAACAATATTTTTTGGACATTGGTTTATACAGCGTGGATTACTGATTGATGTAAGTTGGACTGTAATATCAGAGTTTATAACAGCATCTATAGGATTTTATTTACGATTTAGAGAACAATACAAACTACGACAACAAATTAAAAAACAATTTGGTAAATATCTTGACCCAAGAATGGTTAAGAAATTACAAGATAATCCAGAACTTTGTAAAGTAAATGGTAATAGAGTTAATTGCAGTATTATATTTACAGACCTTAGAGGGTTTACAAGTTTATCAGAAACAGTAGAACCTGAAATGGTTACATACATAATGAATAATGTATTAGATGTTCAAGTAAAAGCAGCTAATAAATATTTTGGTTGTACTGATAAATTTATTGGTGATGCTGGTATGTTCCATTGGAATACAATAATTCCACAAGATGACCACTATAACTTAGCATTGCAAGCAGCAAAAGAAATAGAAAAAAATATTGACCAGTTAAATATTAAATTTAAAGAAGAAGGTATACCTGAGATAGCAATAGGTATTGGAGTTAATAGCGGTATTTGTATTGCAGGTAATTTTGGAGCTACTGATAGATTTGCATTTTCTTTAATTGGTGACCCATGTAATGTAGCTGCAAGATTAGAATCTAGTACAAAAGTTGCAGGCGTACAAACTTTAATAGGCGAAGAAACTGCCAAAAAGTCTAGATTTACGTTAAAATTATTAAAACCAATAGAAGTAAAAGGTAAAGAAAAACCATTACAAGTATATACATGGGCATAAGATGAGTAAGATATTAATAGGAGTAATTGCAGTTTTATTATTAAGCAATTATTTTTTTTGGAATCAGAACAATAAATTATCTGCTTTAAATCAAGCTTTTGAATTAAGAGATAAAGAACAAAAAGCTGCTATAGAATCATTGCAAAATGATTTCACTTTGCAAACAAATAGTTTGTTAGAAATACAAAATCGTAATCAACAAATACAACAAGAAATGAATAGATATCTTGATATATTTAAAAGACATGATTTAACAAGACTAGCAGCAGCTAAACCAGGTCTTATACAGCCTCGTATTAATAAAGGAACTAAAGATGTATTTGATAGCATTGAAGAAGACAGTCGTAACATTGACAGTCTTGATGATGGCTTGCAGTTGCAGTCTGATACCCAGTAAACAACAAGTAGAAGTCATATCTAAGCCAATAGAAAGAACTATAGTTCAGCCTATTATGCCTAGAGAAATAGACTTAAAAGACCCTCATTGGTATGTTGTATCAAGTAAAAATTTAGATGAATTTTTAGAACAAATAGAAAAAGACCAAGGACAGGTTGTATTTGTTGCTATGTCTATCTCTGACTATGAACTTATGGCATACAATATGCAAGAATTAAAAAGGTATATGAATGAAGTTAAAGAAGTTGTCGTTTATTATAGAAAAGTTACTACAAAACAAAAGGAGCAGTAAAATGAATATTTCTCAAGAGGGGTTAGCTCTAATTAAAAAGTTTGAAGGTTGTGAGCTAGAAGCATATAAATGTGCAGCAGGAGTTTGGACTATAGGATATGGTTCTACTAAAGATGTAAAAGAAGGCGATACTATAACTCAAGAAGATGCAGATAAATTACTAGCACATGAGATGAATGAATATGAAAGTTATATACACGATATGGTTACTGTAGATTTAAAACAACATCAATTTGATGCTCTTGTTTCATGGGTTTTTAATTTAGGACCAACAAATTTAGCAGCTTCAACATTATTAAAAGTTTTAAATAAAGGTGAATATGATGAAGTTCCAGCACAAATTAAAAGATGGAACAAAGCTGGAGGTAAAGTTTTACAAGGCTTAATTAGAAGAAGAGAAGCTGAAGCTTTACATTTTCAGGACAAACAATGGCATGAGGTTTAATAATGCCATTACGCAAATATGTATTTAGACCAGGAATAAATAAAGAAGGTACTAATTATAGTAACGAAGGTGGTTGGTTTGATGCAGATAAAGTTAGATTTAGAAAAGGTAGACCAGAAAGAATAGGTGGTTGGCAAAAACAAACTAATGATTCTTTTATAGGCACATCAAGAAAAATTTATTCATATAGAACTGCAGTAGGTTCAAACTATATTACTTTAGGAACCCATCAAAAGTTTTATGTATTAGAAGGAAGTACCTACCATGATGTTACCCCCATACGAACAACAACGACTAATAGTGCTACTTTTTCTGCTACTAATGGCAGCTCTACTTTAACAGTTACAGATGCTAGTCATGGAGCTGTTACAGGAGATTTTGTTACATTTAGTTCTGCAGTATCTTTAGGTGGTTTAATTACTGCTGATGTATTAAATCAAGAATATCAAATTACTTTAGTAACAGGCACAAATACTTATGAAATAACTGCAAAAGATACTTCAGGAACAACTGTTACAGCTAATTCAAGTGATACTGGTAATGGTGGTTCTGCTACAGATGCAGCTTATCAACTTAATTCAGGATTAGATGTTTATGTACAATCTACAGGTTGGGGTTCAGGTACATGGAGTACAGGTGGTTGGGGTTCAACAAGTAATTTAACAGCTAGTAATCAGTTAAGATTATGGTCTATAGATAATTTTGGAGATGATACTTTATTAAATCCTAGAGGTGCAGGTATTTATTATTGGGATGAATCTGCAGGAACAAGTACAAGAGCAGTAAATGCAACCACTTTATCAGATGCTAGCAATGTGCCAACAGCAACATTTCAAGTAATGATGTCAGATGTTGATAAACACGTTATAGCTTTTGGTTGTAATCCTATTGGTTCAGCTAATATAGACCCTTTACTTGTAAGATTTTCTGATACAGAAAGTGCAGGTAATTGGACACCAACAGCTACTAATCAAGCTGGTGGAGTACAGCTATCAATGGGTTCTACAATAATAGGTGCCTTAAGAACAAGACAAGAAATACTTATTTGGACAGATGCAGGTATAGTTTCTATGAGATTTGTA